ACTCAGTCGCACTAAAAGTAATTGTGTATGATATGTTATCTGTAACTGCTTTGTCGCCGTTATGCCCAAAAGTACCTCCGGTAGCAATCATACCCTTATCAAGACCACAGAAATATAATGTTCCTGTGTTATCTTGTACAAGTATTTGCCAAGTACCATTAGATAAACTCTCAGCCACTTCATCCATAGCTCCGTAAACACCTTTTAAGACTAATTCAAGGTCTTGTTGGTATGCTACTCCCCCACCCTCATTAACTAAGATAGTCTGAGTTAATGCTGATAAGTAAGGGTCTGTATCGAACTGAAAGAATATACTACCATCAGCAGTATCTCCTGATGCTCTCATCCCAAGTGGTGTATCTAATACCCCTGCCGTTGAATCTAAAGCCGTGATGTGTTGAGCATCAAATCTGTTTATTATATAAACCTTATCTATACCTCCGGGTTGCACTTTGCAGTACCTCTTCTTTCCGGTTGAAATCGTACAAGCCATATCTAAGTATTTTTAAGGTTAATATTAAACTTCAGTAAAGTTACCCATAACTACTGCATCTGAAACTACTGCTGACTGCATTCCAAGACCGAATCGCATAGTTACAAGTACGTTATCAGAACCATCGTATTGGTACGCAGGTATCATTGTAGCATCAGTTAAGTCAGTACCTAAGTTAGTACCTACAACTAAGTTCTCTGCTCTCGTAAGGATGATAGCTCCATCGAACATTCCGTGAGCTACCTTTAAAGGAACTCCTAAGTATGTAAGTTGTGCAAAATCTTGATTAGAAACTTGATTGATGTAACCATTACCACCGGCTACTGCTAAGTATTGAGAGTAGAATGCGTAAGTCTGTGGAGATACTACAAACTGAATATCTTGAGCTCTTAAAATAGCAGGACAATCAGTTGTTGCTTGATTGTAAGCTAACTCTAAGTTCTTAGCTATGTTAATTGCGTCAAGTGGTGCGTTAGTAGTGTTAGTAACATTACGTGTTCTAACGTATGAAGCACCTTTTAGCTTAGAGTTTGTAAAACCTGCATTATCAAATATACCATCATCAGATAAGAATCCCGGTACATCGTTAGATGCAAAGTTAATTCCTCTATAAATACCTCTCTCGATACCTGCACCTGCGTTATCTGCAACTACACTCATCAAAAAGTCTGCAAAATTCGCTTGAATATCTGCATTACGAGAATTCATTTGAGTAGATACCCAAGTTGGATAAATAGTCTTACGACAAATTTGCTCATTTACCATCAAATCAGATAGAGTCAATACTCTTTCTTTAAGGGTTAATGAAGCTCCATCGTTGAAGTCGCAACCTGCTAATTGTAGAGAACCTCCATCATCTACTAATTGCTTAATTACTGCCTTGTGAGTAACACCATCCATTCTACGTACTAAACCATCTGCAATAGAGTTAGCCGTGTTTACTGCCGGAGTTACATAAGGCAATGCCAATATACCTGCGTATGAATCGCCGGTAACTGTAATGTCGAAGTTATATTTCTTCTGTGCCATTTAATTGTTGTTTTTTAGGTTTAATATCATATCTAAACTCTTATTACCGGTCTCGATAATATGCTTGTTCGTAGATAAATTTGTTTGTGAATGTGTAACCGGTTTTACTGCCGATAATTTTGATACTTTTTCTAAATCTTCTTTTAGAGATTCATTTTCAGTTACTACCTTTGAAATCATTTCTGATAACTCCGTGTGTAACGAACTTAGTGCTTCGACTAATTGTTCTTTCGTTGCAAATGCAGATAAGTCAAGCTCAGCATCAGAGGACATTTCTTCCTCTTCTTCACCCTTTTTATAAGGCTTTTCTTTATCCTTTCCGGCTTCCGTTTCTTCAACTTCTTCCTCTTGGGATATTGCTTTAACCTCGCCATCTACAACTTCCATTTCAACACCATCTTGTGTCTTATAAGAACCGGTAGGTAATGGCATCTTCTCTCCATCTTCCGAAATAACATAAGCCATAGCACCCTCTTGAAACGCATCCATATCAGTAGCTATTTTGGTTCCATCTTCTAACATTGCCTCTGCAATGAATTCGATTTCTTCCTCCATCCCTAACATAGTGCGAATAGAATTAAGTACTTTTTTGCTATTTGCCATTTTAAAAAATTGATTAATGTTCATCTATACAAAGATAGAACTAACGTAAAGTTAGTATTTATCCTCTTTTAATTATTTCCTTAATCTTTTGCAGGGTTAATTCATCTTCGCTTAGCTCAGTCTTATCAGTAAAATAGCCCTCTATTGAGAAACCTTTAACCTTACCGGTCTTAACGTAATTATCCCACACCGATTTATCATTAACCTTTACTGATACGAACCACGTACCGATAGGTAAATCTGAAAAGCCGTATTGTACTGACTTGTCTATCTTGCTATCTTTTAACCAACTTTCTACTACGGTCAGATTGTTTAAATCAGACTTATGGTGTAAGGTGTGATTATGTTGATTATCATTCATCATAAATAGCTCAGAGGCTTTACGAATAGTATCCCTTGAAAAGTAAACATAATAGTCTGAATTCGTTTCCCTATCTATCCTTAATATTTGCTTGTTAGGAATCAAGACTGCACCGGTCAATAATTGCTTCTCTTTGTCTTGCATTTGGAACTGAACCTCTACCTGCTTTTCTTCTTTAGATAGTGCAATAAAGTCAGATTCTATTGCCGGTTGTTCTACTAACGAAATAGCGAATACACCATCTTGGTTCTCTTTATTATCTTCATCGATAATTAACTCTACAATCTTTGTCATAATGTTGCTCTGTTTTGTATTTGTTGATTTAATTCAGTTTGGTCTTGAACATCTTGTTGTATAACAAATGCTTGAACCGGTTGTTGTTGGAACATATCTACGCTCCCTGCTAAGTCGAATTGTGGCACTTCTTGTGCTTGTGTAGGTGTTGGTGCTGATGTAGAAGCTCCTGCCCCTGCACTACCACCTCCGGAGTCTGTACTCGGTGTCGAGCCTTTGCCACTTAGTAATGATTTAGCCGATTTTATATTAGCTAATATTCTAAGCATACCTACACCAAATTGCAATATACCTGCACCACCAAATGTAAGTGCGTTTGCAGGGTTACCCTCTGAGTTAGCCGTAAGGCTTGATATAGCTTTTGCAGTATCAATACCTATCTCTCCTAATGCGAATGCTTTTTGCACTTTTTCATTCTCTGCAAATAAACCCTTAGCCATACCATACGCTTTTTTCTGCATATCAATTTTAGACTTAGCTTGGAACTCTTCTGCCTTTAATTTGTCTTTTTGTGCTTTAGCATCTATCTTATCTTGCTCAGCTTTTTGTTTAGCTAATTCATCGTCTATTTCTTTTTGATTCTTAAGCTTTAAATCTTTAACGGATAGCTCATATTGTTTCTCTATCTCTAATGTATCTACCCCTGCCTTTCTTGCTAATTCTAATTTCGCCTCGTACTCTTGTTTTAAGGCCTCAAACTCAGCTTCCTTTTCTGTCATCTCAGCTAATTTTAGCTCGTCTAAAGCCTCTTTCTGTTCTTGCTCTAAGGCAACCCTATTTACAATCTGTTCAGACCGGAATCCGTTTATTCTCTCTTCAAGGTCAGCCAATTCTGCTAAGGCATTTGTTACCTCTGCTTTCTTATCTACATTTTCAGTATCAGCATCAGACTCTAATTTAGCTAATTTTAGCTTTTCATCTAATATAGCTTTCTCATCTTCTAATTGCTTTTCAAGAGATTCTCCTAATAACTTGTTAGCTTCCATTCTTTCCTCAAAAGTCTTGCTAATATCATCTCTTATTTGTCGTTGAGTTTCTTGCTCTTTAAGGTAAGTAAAATTTAATAATCTTTGGTCTGCTTCTAACTGCTTAACTGCATTACGAAGCTCAGTTATTTTAGTAGCCGTATTAACTGCTTCTGTTCCGGTCTTTACTATCGTATTAACACCATCTTTCATAAGCTCCCAAGCCTCTGCTTGTTGAACTTCGTCTAAACCGGTATATACTTGCACTAATGAAGTACCATAGTCTGATGCACCCTCTTTCAGTAAATCCCAATCTAATGAGAATGCACCCTCTATAACTTTACCTAAAGCTTTAAATGAGTCAATAAACCCCTCAAATCTATTTACTATATTCTCCTTAATAGCATCCCACAATCCCTCTACTGCTTCTTGAGGGTTAGAGAACGCATCTACGATTGAACTTCCTAAATCTAACGCAGTCGTTACTAATACATTAAATACTTGAGATAGAGCCTCGGTAGCTATGGTAACACCATCCATAACCCTTTGATTCTGCATCATTATATCTTTAAGGAATTTAAATGCCTCAGTAATCAAAAAGAAACCACCGGCTTTCATAGCTAAGCCTATTCCCTTAAACCCTTTAGCAATACCTTTAAGACCTTTCTCAGCTATTTTACCCGACTTCTTTATGTCTGATAAATTCTCGTTTATCTCTTTTGTATTCTTATTTACTTCTTTGACTTCATCTAAGGCTTTATCCATCTTAGCCTCAATCTCCATCTCAAATATTAGTTTGTCTGCCATAGCTTTTCTCTATTTAACCATTCTGATTTACGAGCTTCATAATTCCTTTTTAAGCGACTATAATAATCTAATATAGCCTTTGGCTCATAAATGTATTTAAAGTCGCTCAGAACGTCTATAAGTGGTGTTATAATGCTTATACCCTCTTGCATATGATTGTCTAAAGCATCTAATTTGAATATCAGCTCTACATCAATATTCTTTGCCTCTGTGTCTGTTATTGTATATTCCAT